ATTCCTCTAGTAGATGAACTAAAAGCTGCTGCTCCCCATCTGGTTACAGATAAATCTCCAAAATCTGCTGCATCACCAGCACTAGCAATAGTAATATAATCTATAACATTACTAGCTGATCCTGTATCAGTCCCCCCATAAGTTGCTCTTGTTGCATTACATAAGCCTCCCAAATATCTTCCTGAAACGGTTCTATCACCAAAATCTGCTGCATTACCTAAACTCCTTAACTCAACAGAATCAATAACATTAGAAGCATTATTACTTCCATCATAACCTCCTGCAGAAACAGCTCTAGTTAAGTTCGCTGCACAACCTGTTCCTCTTGTTGAAACGGTTTTATCTCCAAAATCTTGAAAAGTTCCTAGAGATGGAATATGTATTATTTCAATTCTATCATTTGAAGCTCCACCAGGAGTATCAGATCCTCCCATAAAAATTCCTCTTCCTGATCCAGGCATATAGGTTACTGATAACAGTTGTGTGCCTATACCTAAACCACCATGACCATTAGAACTAGATCCTGCTGGTCTTCTCGCAACAGTTAAATTTCCAAAGTCAGTAACATTCCCTGCTGTAGCTATGGTTACATGCTCAATTGTATTTACTTGAGTAGGTTCATCACCTCCTCCAAAAACTCCTCTAATAGAATTAGAACATGCTCCAAGCCTTCCTCTCCCTGCTGATAAATCTCCAAAATCAGTAGCATTTCCAAATGTAGAAAATTGATGAAAATCAATTACATCACTATCACCAGGTGCTAAAATACCTCCTCCAACTAAAGCTCTTGTAGGTGAACTTGTTGCTGCACATGATCTTCTTGCAACTGATAAATTTCCAAAGTCAGCAGAATTACCTTTTGACATTATTGTTATAGCATCAATTTCATCTTCAAGACTTGGTGTTCTACCACCACTAAATGTTGCTCTTGTAGGTGAAGATGTTCCAGCAGCAACGTCATTTCTTGCAACTGTTAAATCTCCAAAATCTGTAGCATCACCTTGAGAAGCAGAAGTAAAAAAATCTATTGTAGCTTCATTAGAAGGGGTTTGACCACCTGCAAATATTGTTCTAACAGAATTAGATGCTCCACCTAATCCATTTCTAGCAACAGTTAAATCACCAAAGTCTACAGAATTTCCTGTAGTAGGAAATAAAACAAAATGAGTTGTATTTGTTGCGTTCCCAGGAGAAAGCAAACCTCCTCCCATTATATGTCTTGTGTGACTACCAGATCCTGCGTGATTATAATTAGCAGAGGTCATATCCCCAAAGTCAGAAGCGTCACCTGTGGAACTAATTTGTATAAAATCAAGAGTAATTTTATCGGCTCCACCTCCGTTAAATATACCACGATCTCCTGTGCCAGAAAATAAATCATTAGCTCTAGCTAAATCATATCGTTCTTTAATATCCCAAACAGCCATTATCCTTGTAAACCTCCATGTGAATCTGATATGCTATTCATGTCTCCTGTTTGCACGGACATATCACCAAAATCGACAGCGTTACCTGTCGAAGCAATTGTGATAAAATCTATTGTCACATTGTCTGGATTTGTACCACTGCCAAAAACTCCTCTAGTGGTATCTGACATACCACCAAAACTTTGTGATCTTGCAACCGTTAAATCACCAAAGTCAGCTGCGTCACCTGTTGAAGCGATTGTCACATAATCTATAACATTACTTGCTGAACCATCATTACCACCAGCGTTAACTCCTCTAATACTTGTCGAAGCAGATTGTCCATAATTTCTAGTAACAGTTAAATCTCCAAAATCTAAAGCATTTCCAGTGGATGCTATAGTTATATATTCTATTTTATTAACTTTACCCATTATTCAAGACCTCCATAAAATACTGCTCTTGTCGGTGAACTACTACCACTAAATTGTGATCTAGCTGCACCTAAATTTCCAAAGTCAGTAGCATCACCAGCACTTGCGATAGTTATAAAATCAATAACATCTGACAGACCTGGGGCATTACCTCCTGCACCTATAATTCCTCTTGTTTGACTTCCTGCATTACTACCAGAAAATGCTCTTGCAACAGTAGAGTCACCAAAATCAGCAGCATTACCTTGTGAAGCAAATTCAATTGATTCAATTACATTAAAGTATCCTGCTGGGTCGTTATATCCCGCACCAAACACACCTCTCGTACTACTAGCACACCCACTTCTTCCATATGAAGCAATAGTTAAATCTCCAAAATCATTTGTATTACCTAAAGTTTGTATTTGTATTGATTGTATTCCTATTTGATTTGTACCAGCAGGGTTTGTTTTACCACCACCTAATAATGCTCTGCCAGCGCCTGCAGAATGTGTAAATCTCGTTCCTTGATACCCTTCATTCAAACCACCATGTGCAGAAGTGTTGCCCATGACACCTGATTTTGCTGCTTGTGCATCTCCAAAATCTGTAAAAGTTCCACCTGTTGCTATTCTAAATTCGTCTATTACATTTGAATTAGATGGTGTTGCCCCACCAGCAAAAACTCCTTTTACAGAATTTGATAACCCTGCCATATATCCTCTTGATACACTCATGTCTGCATAATCAATTGCATTACCTTGAGAGGCAATAGTTATTTTTTCAACAGTATCATATGGTTCTTGTCCACCACCAAATGCAGCTATTGTTGAACTAGATGCTCCTGCGTTTGCTTTTGTAGTTTGATTTAAATCTCCAAAATCTGTGGCATTACCTGTTGTAGCTATAGTTACAAAATCTATTGTGCCTGTAATACCTGGAGTTTGCCCTCCAGCTGTAACTGCTCTAACAGGTGAACTCGCACCTGTTGGAAGTCTTCTAGCTTGTGTTAAATCTCCAAAATCTGTTGTGTTTCCTGTTGAAGCCATTGTTATAAATTGAATAACATTTTGAATTCCAGGAGCTTGTCCGCCTGATATTATTCCTCTAGTAGAACTTGAAGATCCAGACATTCCATAACCTGCAGCTGCTAGATCTCCGAAATCTGCAGCATTTCCAGTTGCTACAAAATTTATATAATCAATAACGCTAGAATTACTTGGTGTTAGTCCTCCAACAAAAATACATCTATTGAAAGAACCAATTCCACAACCTTTACCTCGACCTGTAGATAAATCTCCAAAATCTGTTGCATTACCAGCTGTAGCTAAAATTATTTGATCAATAACTGTCCCACCTGCTGGATTATAACTGCCGCCATAAATTCCTTTAGTGCCAGCATTACGCCAATAACCACCCATAACAGCGTCGTTGACTTCTTTTAAAGTCCATACGCCCGAACAATCATCGAGTTGCGGGTAGTTAGCCATTTAATTACCTAATCTATTTTTTTAGACCAAATATTAGCTGCTGCAGTAGTTTGATTAAAATCTATTTCTTCACCTGCATCATTACGATCTTTCCAATCAGATGTATAGGTATCTAAATAAGATTTTACTGCTGCTTCATTTGCTAATTCACCTAGTCCAGTTTCACTTGATCCATCTACAGTTGCACCAATCATATCCCAGTCTTGAGGTGAAGATCCACCATTTGCTTTTGGATAATATCCACCATCAGCTATGTAAGTTGGAATGGTTCCATTTGAAGTTAAATTATATTTAATTATTTTATTTGCCATTTTTTGTATCCTTATTATCTATTAATTTAGTATTAAGCGACTCTTCATCGTATAGCTTAAATCCTCTACGTTCTGCAAATTTTTCTGCATCTCCTGAGAATTTATCAGCGCACGCTTCTAACCATTGCATGGTCATTTCGTGAGTAGGCGCTTTACCTTGAGCCATCATATCATTTTCCATTTTAAGATATGCATAGATTTCAGCTTGTGCCTGTGCACTGTTTATACCCATATCGAAGAGATAAATCAAGTTCCCTTCGTCAATAACCCCACCTCTTGCACGGGCTGCATTTAGGGCTTGTTTCATACAAGTCATAACATGATATCTAGACTCTTCTTTCTCATATTCCTCCTCTGTGATATCATCTTTACCTAGTTTTTTAAGTATGCTCTTATATTGATTGGTAAAAAAGTTCATCTTTCTAATAGCACCAGATACTGAATTTTGTATATTATTCATATTTACTTTAACCTCTAGAATTTCGGTTTCTAGTAATTCTCTTTCTAGCTCATCTTTATAGTCTCCATCAGCTAGTTTTTTTTCTTTTTGACGAAGCTCTACATCCTTCTTCATCATTTTAAGTTGTGCCTCCTCTAGAGCCATTCTAGTTTTATCCAGTTCAGCCAGTGTGTGCTTGACTGATCTAATAGGTGTGATTGCTGTAACGTCTAACATAACACCCATAAACTGTGAGTGTGATTTATAGAAATTTGAGCTTGACTGTTTTATTGCTGGTAGTGTTGTGTTAATGTTGGTTAACATTTGTTTATACTCTTTTTTAACCAGCGGTGAGTTTGATAGTTTTTGTATAACTAGATCTTTAGATGACATTTATATTTCCTCCCAGAAATTGCATTGTTTATATTTATCAATGATACTTTTTGGTATGATACCATACGCATCATACTTTTCTTTATAGTTGCTTATAGCACCAGTTTTAAGTGTATGCAACCCATTGCCGACTATGGTATCATCATAACCCATGCCGTTTACTTTAAATTGACTTATATTATTAAAGTCATGTTTAAATTTTGGTATATTTAAAAAATTATATACACTATCTATAGTGTTTTTTGTGTTTTTTACGAGATCATTAAATTTTACTATATGATATATTTCTTTAGGTTGATGATCTATTAAATGTTTTATACCTATTAATTCTTTTACAATTTGACCCTCTTTTTTCATTAACATATCACATTTTTCCTCTACAGTTTTAGCTTCATATTGATTAACAAATGCTGTAGGTTCTCTATTAGACCAATCAATAAATGAGCCTAACACTTCTATAATATCTCTAACAAGAATTATAATTTTTATATTAGATCTTGTTTCTTTTAAAAATTTTAAATTTATAGGATATCCCCAAGGTGCTCTGTCTATTATATAATCTTGTTTCCAATCTTTGTAATAATTTTCAAATACTGTTTTTGCTACGTTATCAAAAGATTTATGATCAGGATAATTTTTAAATATATCTGTATGCTTAAGCATAAATAATTCACCCATCATATCAGCACAAATACTATTTGCCGTTGCTGCAACATTAGGGTTTTGATTCATAATAGAACTAAACACTGTATTTCCTGCTCTTGGTAATCCATTAAGGAAAAATATTTCTTTCATGTATGTAGTATACTATATATTTTTAACTAAGTCCACCGTGTCCGTTAGATGTTGCAGCCAAACCTTGTCTTGCTCCTGTCAAGTCCCCATAATCAGCTGCGTTACCTGTTGAAGCAATTGTTATATAATCTATTGTATTAACATTACTTCCTGTGTTTCCACCACCATTTAAAAGTCTTACGCTGTTGGTGTTAGAAGCGAGAAATCCTCTAGCTGATGATAAATCACCAAAGTCATTTGCATTACCAGTTGAAGCAATAGTCACATAGTCCATTACATTTTGATGTGAAGGTGTTATACCACCAACTATTACTGCTCTTGTTGAAGAAGAATCACCATGATTTCTTCTTCTAGCAACAGTTAAATTTCCAAAATCTGTTCCATTACCTGTTGAAGCAATTGTTATAAAATCTATTTCGTCTAATAAAGTAGGTGTAAAACCTCCTGCAAAAATTCCTCTAGTTGTTGATTGACCTCTACCAGCACCCTCTTTTTTTGCTGTGATTAGATCACCAAAATCAGTAGCATTACCGACTGAAGCAATTGTAATGTAATCTATAATATTATTATTACCAGGATCATTTCCTCCTGCCATACATCCTCTTGTATCACTTGCCACAGAAGCAGGACTAATTCTTGCGTCAGTTAAATTACCAAAATCAGCAGCATTACCTTTTGAAGCAAATGAAATATAATCCATTACATCTTGAACTCCGCTAAGATTTCCACCACAAAAAACTCCTCTGGTTGCACTGCCTACTCCTCCTGGTGCGTCATATCTACCAGAAGTTAAATTACCAAAATCTACTCCGTCACCAAGAGATGATATCGTAACATAATTTATATTATTAACAGGTTCTCCTCCTCCAAATAAACCTAAATCTCCAACTCCACCACCTCTTGGTAAAATTTTACCTGTTGGTGAATAAAGTTCTGGGGCTCTTGGTTGAAATGCATTAAGACCTCCATGTGCATTACTATTAGCAGCTGCTGAATATCTAGCAACACTTAAATCTCCAAAATCTGTAGCGTCACCTGCTGTAGCAATCTCAACTTGTTCTATAACATTTAAAGCACTAGGATCTTGTCCTCCTGCCCAAATTCCTCTTACACTATCTGAAGTTGATGCTGGTTCAATTCTAGTTCCACTTAGATTACCAAAGTTTATCATGTTACCTAAAGACGCTATTTGAACACTTTGTATAACTGTTGTAGGAGCAAGTCCTCCAGCATAAACACCTCTTGTAGGACTAGAACAAGACATTCCTTTTCTATCTGCTGTAACCAAATTACCAAAGTCAACTGCATTACCTGTTGAAGCTATCTCAATAAAATCTATTGTATCTCTTAGTGTTGGTGAAAATCCTCCAGCAAACAAACCTCTAGTATTAGATGTCATTCCTGCTACAAATTGTCTGGCAACTGTTAGATTTCCAAAGTCTGTAGCGTTACCTAATGTTGCAGGATTTATAAACTGTAGTTGATCTGTGTCTGAGCTACCTTCGGTTACAACACCTCTAGTATTATTACCAACAACACCTGTGACTCTTATAGAAGCACCACCTATATCACCAAAGTCAGCAGCATTACCAAGTGTTGCAAAGTGAACGTAATCCATTATGTTGGTTGCATTTGGAGATACTGATGTATTTCCTCCACACCAAATTGCTCTAGTAAAACTTGATATACATCCAGTTTCACCTTTATCTATTGACAGATCACCAAAATCTGTAGCATTACCTGCTGTGCCTATTTGAACAAAATCTATTGTTGTATCATAACCAGGAGAAAAACCACCTCCTATTAAAGCACGGCCTGATGGTGCTGGAGATGAACCAGGGTAAGTGCCGTCTGATATTTTATTTTTATAAATGTCTGAAAGTTTCCAAATGCCTGTAGCATTTGTTTTATCTGGATAACTAATTCCCATAGATTAGTCTCCTTAATCTGCTAATGCTTCGTATGATACTACAAATTCTAAAGTTGAAGCTGCTGAAGCACCACCTCTAATAAGATCAGTTTCCTCTAAATAAAATGAGTTAGTTTTATCAATAATATCTACAGAAGAATTAGCTGGCACTGTAATTTCATTTGCTATTTTTTTGTGTGTGCCACTTTTTTCTAAATCTATTGTACAAGTTGCGTCATTGTCTGTTACGTTTGTAACTCTAAGAACATTTATTTTATATACATGTTCAGCTTCACTAGTAACTAATGTAGTTGTTAGAGTTGTTGTAAGATCACCAACTATTGATTCAGCATGAATTGTTGCTACGTTTACTATATTAGGTATTGCCATAATTTACTCCTTTTATCCAAAAACTAGTGCCATTGCAATAGCTTTTCCAGTTGATGCAGCGCTAGAATTTGCATTTATATATGTTACTAATCTTGAAGCAGCAACTTTTCTATTAGTTCCACCTGCCCCATTATCCACTATAAATAAATCAGCATCTACGATGGCTTCTCCTATATCTGTGCCACCATCAATATCTAATGCAGCTAAACTAACTTTGTTAGCTGTTGATATTGTATCTAATTTAGAATCTGCTATAGCTGCTGATGAGTTAATGTCTGCATTTACAATTACTCCAGATCCTATTGCGGCTGTACCACTTGATATTGTAATATCGCCACTAATTTTACCTTCAATATAAGTTTGGAGTCTAGACGCTGCCATTTTTCTATTTGTGCCACCAGCACCATCATCAACTATTAATAAATCAGCATCTGCTAATGCAGCACCTATATCTGTGCCACCATCAATATCTAAATTTGCTATAGAAAATCCACCAGCAGAGGCTCCAACAAGAGTTTTAAAATCAGATGCAGGAACAGTTTTCATAGTTCCACCATCATTAACTACAACTCCATCAGAATCAGCTACTGTAATAGAGCTACCAACTGAAGTGTCACCATCTAATAAATTTAATTCAGATGCTGTAGATGTAACGCCATCTAATATATTTAACTCTGCTGCTGTAGATGTAACACCGTCTAATATATTTAACTCTGCTGCTGTTGAGGTTACACCATCTAATATGTTTAATTCTGCTGCAGTTGAAGTTACATTAGTTCCACCAATATCTAATGTAGTCATAGATACTTCACCAGCAACTGTTAACACTCCACTTGCAAGTGTTAGTAAATCGGTGTCAGAAGTATGACCTATAGTTGCACCATTAATATTTATGTTATCAATAACAGCTTGTGTGATTGCACTATTTGTACCAAGAGTTGCACCATCTATAGAACCACCATCTATATTAGCAGTGTCTGCAGCTAATGCATCTGTAGTGATCGTGCCATCAAAAAATGCATCTTTAAATTCTAAACTAGATGTCCCTAAATCAACATCATTATCTGTCACGGGTGCTAAAGCACCGTCTACTAATTTAATTTGATCTGCACCAGAAGCTCTAAATAAAATATTATTATCTGTTGCAAAATCTATATCATTATCAGCATCTCTACCAACAACTAAACTTGTATTTAAAATAGATGTTATAGACGTTACTGCACCACCAGTTAGAACAGCTGTGCCACCAACAGTGATAGCATCTGCTTCTAAAGTTCCGTCAAAAAATCCATCTTTAAATTGTGCTGACGAACTACCTAAATCTATATTATCATCAGTGCTAGGTAGTATTGCACCATCTGTAATTTTTAATTGAGCTTCTCCTGCTGCGGTAAACAAAATTTCATCATCTGTATTTGCACCTATATGTGTGTCTGCATCAGCATCTAACACAATCGCACCAGCTGTTCCGTTAACATCAACTTTGTTATCTTTAATTAAAACACTGTCAATTGTTACACCAGATCCAGAAGTAGTCTCTGCAATAGTGTTTGTTGCAATCGTGCTTCCAGACAAAGCTGTAAATGTATTTGCTGTAAATTGAAAATCATCCGCTCCAGCGATCGCAATATCTATTTGATCGTCTGTATCTGCAGTAATATTCGTATCTTGATCAGCATCTAAAATTAATGTTTCACCATTTAAATCATAACTTCCAACATTGCCCGTTGCGGTGTCTACAATATTTGTTCCATCAGAAAATAGTAGTCTTGTTCCTTTATCAGATGCACCAAAAGTTATACCAGTTCCTGATGCAGTTTTAAATTGAACTGTGTAAGCTCCTGAAGTTCCATTTACTACAATATAAACTTTTTCAATTGAATCTGGAACAGTTACAATAGAATTGCCTGTAATGGTTCCTGTTAATTTTATAACAGCATGTCTTGCAACTGATGTTGATTCTGTCGTATCACCATCTGTAATACTTAATGC